CTCGGTATGTTGCTGCTCTTCTAATTAGGGTCTGAGTATCTGGCAGGTCAATGCCATAAGTTTCATCTGCTTGTTGTGCTTTGTATGCTGACCAGTACTCAGACATCTTTTTTAGGGCAGGTACGGTTCCGTACTTCTTACCAGCCTGCCATCTATAGTTGTAAAAATCTGCATAACCTTCACCCTCTGTACGGAAGGCAAACTTGCGTGCTCCGTGAATGTCCTCGTACATTGCAGAGCCCTGTGTTAGGGCCGCATGTAGTCGTGTTTCTGCGTTACGACGTGCTGGGTCGTTCTGAGCTCCCTGTACGTCAGTTAGAGCTTTGGTATAGCGTGTAACAATCTCTGTTGCCTTTACTAGGTCACGCTTTGCAAACTCATCCCACACAGGGTTCTCTGGCGCAGTTGTCTGCTCAGGGTGGACTGTCCACTCGTTGTGGGTTAAGTCGTAGGCTGCATAAGGATTGATAGTGCGAATGTCAGTAGCACCTGGGTTTACATAGAAAGTAACCTCGTACCCATTCCAATCCTGTGTTTGTGGCTGTAGGTGGTTGCGGAAGTCTTCATTCAACATACGGCTAATCTCTACATCGCCAAGACCATTAAACTCTGAGTGTGCTCTACGGAATTGAATGTAGTTCACTCCAATAAGAACATCTAAGTCTCCAGGCTGACGTGCTGCTGACCACTGGTATGAGACACCAGAGCCTGCAATCCATACGTGTGCCCATAGGTTTGAATTACGGTACTTGGTATTTAGGAACCCAAATAGAAGTTGCAGAATTCCATTACGAACCCATCCCTTTAGAGTCTTTTCTGAGAATAACTTAGGGTCTAACTTTGTTTCAGGGGCAGAAAAATAGGAAGTAGCAGTGCCCTGAATGTGTACAGGGTTTGAGTTACTTCCTAAGTTCTTAAACATAGCCTTAGTTTAGAGCGTATTAAGCTTTTGTTGGGTCTATCCCACGCTCAGATAATGCTTCAGCAATCTTTGCACGCTGCTGCTCACTAGGAGTTACAGGCTGTAAGGCATCAACTACGGCTTTAGCAACACGTTCAGCCAGTAGGAAGTCATCAATCTCGGAGACTAACTGCTTGCTAGTATGATATATGTCGTAGGTGCTGGCAATACGACCAACGCCTTCTGTAACAGGAATTGTTTCTAGCGCTCCATCTGCTTTGATTACAACAGAGTACGCTGCTTGAATTTGTGGTGTCTCTTCAGTCATTAGTTTAGTCCTAACAGTTTTTGTTTACGTTGGTTTACTGCGATAGATACTGGGCAGAAATTACAGAGGTAGGTCTTTGGACCTGCTTCATCCTGGTAGCGACCCATACCCTCTGCTTTACGTTCTTTTGCAGTATTAGGGATGAGTAACTTCTCTTTGATTTGCCAGTCGTTGCAACCATCTTTTGGCTTGTTGTGTTGTTGATAGCATTTCATTGCGTCGTCTAAGAACATAGAGCGTGAGTCGTAGAAGGTGTCATCTACTTCTGCAAGGCCCTTAGAACCTCCGCCTTTAATCTGGCGAACAATTTCTTTTTTGGACTCTGTTTTTGCCCAGGCACGTAATGGAAGAACAAACAACTTACCTTTGTGTGGCTCACCTGATGGGAATACGTGTGATTCACAAGCAATCGCTAACAGGTGGTCTTGTTCTGGGTCACCATTGTATGGAGGAAGTTCGTCTAACGATTCGCAGACGAGACAGTACAACAACCGAAACATCGGTTCATTGTCCATTTTCTTTTCGCCCAGAATAGGTACGTTACTCATTGTGCTCCTTGTAGTAGTCCGATTATCTTAGCAGATTATTGATTCCACAAACCTTGCTCTGTTGAGTCAGCCTTGGCTGCTTTCTTAGCTGCCCGCTCTTCCATCTTTTTGTCACGTGCGCTCTTAACCCCAATTGCACTACGTACGATTGACTGGTGACGACCAGTAGATGGGCTGTGTGAAACGTCTGGATACATCCAACCACCTTCGTGGTGAACAGCAATAGGAGTTCCGTAAGACATTACGTGGTAATCAGTAGTGTTTGCTACATTAGCCATCTGCTCTGAGAATTGAGTTTTAGATAACCAACCGTGAGAAGATGGGGCACCTTTAACGCCTTGCATATTTGAGCCTTTAAACTCTTCTCGTCCCTGAATAAGTGGACCAGCTTTAGTGTTAGAGGTGCGCTTAGCCATGATTACTTACCTGGGTTTACCTTGTTTGGAAACTCAGAAGTGATAAAACCATAACCGTAAAAAGGATGAAGTGATTGACGGTTGTCTAGCGTTGCTTCGTCACCGTTACCGGGGATTACCTCTGTGTCTGGACGAGCTTTGCGATACTTACCATCTGTTGCGCCTGCATTTAGTGAGGCGTTCATTGAGCGTGACGAGTTAACTGTCATGATTACTTGCCTTTCTTCATTAGCGCTTTAAATGCGGGTGTGTTTGCTCCTGCTTTTTTAACGTTTTTCTTTGCTTCTTTAGCATTTGCTTGTGCAACCTTTGTGTCTTTACCACGAGCCTTCACATCAGCCATTGCTGCTTTTTGTGTTGGTGTCATTGGCTTCTTAAGTGGGTTTTTCATTTGGGTTCCTTTACCAGTTCAGTTCTTTTGCTGCTTGGCTCTCTGCCTGTGAAGAATGCTTAGGACGGTTCCAGTCCCCATCTGTTCTACCGCTAAAAGCGCCAGTCTCATGGAGTGCTCTACCTTTATTTTGCTTATATTGCTCAACTAATTTAGCGCCTGTTTTAGCCGCTTTCTTAGCTTTACGGCGATCATTCCATTGCATTAGATTTTACCTTTTGCTTTCAGTGCTGCAGTTTTAGCTTTAGACTTTGCGGCAGATTTCTTTTCGTACGCTTCAGCCCATTCCACTTTAGCTTTAAGTTTTGCCTCTTTTTTAGAACCAGGCTCAACCATCTTTGGTTTTCCTGTTCCCTTCAAAACTGCGTGCCCAAAAAATCTAGTTGCAGGCTTTGAAACATTTTCTACTGGAACTTTCTTAATTGGTTCTTTCTTTGGCATTGCTTTAATTGAGCCAGCTTTTGCTGCTGCTGCAACTGCAGGGTTTTTAATCTTCTTCGCCATTATGCTCTTCCTTGTCTTTGGGCTCGCTGGGTTTCTAGTTGTTTACCCTCAGATAGTCTATCTCCAATAGCAGACTTAATTTGGGTTATAACGCTAGAAGAATTATGTTTTGGATACATCGTGTGGTGATACACAGCCCCTAATGCGTGGTGAATAGTTGCGTCCATACCCAAAATAGTAGGGTGAATAGCGTTAAACGCTTCTGCGTGACCGTGGTGCTCAGTAGTTCCTCTGGTGGCTGCCATATCATCTAGGTGTTGAAGGGCTTGGTTTACCGCTGGAGCAATCACCTTGTGAGGAACTGCTAAACCCTTTAACTTACGGCTTGCTTGGTTACCTTCTGGTTTAGTTGTATCAATATAAACAGGCTCACGACGGGCTCCTGCTCCTGGAGCAATTGATGGACGAGACCGCTCAGGTTTAGGTGCTACTGGAGCTATTACAGTAAGACTTGGTGTTGGAGGTGTTGGAGGAGATTTCTTTTTTGCACGCCCTGTAGTTGCATCACGTTCTACTAAAGGTTTTGGCGCAACCTTCTTTGCTCTTTTTGGTTTTGGTTCAACAATTGTTACACCACGAGCAAGTTCTCCACGCTTTGGTGCTCTTATACCTTGGCGTGCTAATTTTCTTCCAGTGCTAATTACAGGTCCTGGAAGTTGAATCTTAGGAGCAGCAGATGGACCCTGGTCTTCTTCTCCTGAAACGCGAACGTCAACGTCTGCTACTTTTGCACGACCAGTTTTTGTGTCACGAGTAATTTTTTTCTTAAACTTTACTCCAGGATTGGCGTCAACTTCAACCGCTGTACGTTCTGTTGTGCCCTTTACGCCTGCTGCGCCGACTCGTGCTACACGGTCTTCCTCAGACTTACGAGCAGAAGCTAACGCTCCTTCAGTTTCTTTAGCAATCTCGGCTTCACGTTCAGGAGTCATTCCGACTCTTTCAACCTCTTTTGCTGCTGCTTTTTTCTTTTTAGCCATGCTTAAACCATCTTCCGCTTTACACGGTCAGACATCTTTTGAGAGTAGCAAGATGCACACATACCCTTGCTGTGTAAAACCTGTACTGGATTCATAATAATTCCACACGTTGAGCATGGGTGTGAACCCTTGTAACGGGTTGCATTCTCAGCAATTTGACGTGCTTGAATTTCCATCATGAATGAGCCATCGCCATCGTCCATGATTACTTCTCCTCTGGCTTATGCCAAGATGTCATTCCCTTTGGGTAATCTAACTTACCTTTTGGTGTGCTGCGGTTAATCCCATGACCTGTTGAAAACGCGGAATACAAAGGCTCGCTTGATGCTGGACGACCACTACGGTCTACAGGACCTTTTGCCCATCGTTTTGCCCAGTTGGATGCGTTGCTATTACCCATTAGATACCCCCTAATTCATTACGAGATGCAGCTTGGAAACCTGCTGGACCACCTGAGAACCAGGATACACGTGGCTCTGCGTAAACTCTGTCTATAGTTACAACATCATCAATTCCTGGTTGTCCACGGAACCCATAACCAAAACGGTCAGGGAATAACCGAATTTGTGGAAGAGGTGGACGAACCATTGCTTGAATATCTTTACCAGGAACGTTCATAATCATTAGTGCTTGAGTTGTTAGTCGTTCCATATTAGATGTAAAAGGACCGTTGTACTGCCAACGCTTTGCTACTTGGTCAGGCTGTATCGGTGCACGCCATGGCTTTGTGTAGTCGTAATTACCGTCAAACTTTTGCGTCATTATCGCCACGCTGGTTTCAAGTATGCAAGCATTGCTTGACGACGCTCATTAATCTCTGCAGGTGATGTGGCAACAGTGTTTGCTTTACCGTCGTTAACAAGGTGAGGTGCTGGAAGTAACGCTACTTGAGGTGTATTACGCAATGCTTGATAGACATTAACACCATTTACATTTACGTAAGCAGCTTTCATCTGACGTTCAATACCAGACATAGGATTGATTCCATCAGGCCAGAAATACATAGATGGCTCAATGCGCTCACCTTTGTGCACGCCACGTTGATAGGCTTTCTGGTTGACGCGAGACTTGATACTATCCAACAAACGGTCATCACGACGTGAGCGGATAGTGCCAAGGTATCCATCGGGATACTCGGCAGATGGAACACGTCCCACGCCAATGCGTGACGCATCCATTGAATCTCTTGCTACAGAAGTTCCTGAACCACCTTGGTTGTTGTAACCATACACACCGCCAGCCCCAAGGGACTGCCAGTTCTGTGATGGTGAAAAGTTATTTGTTCCACCTGGCATTAGTTAACCTTTGGTGGACGGGGCTCTGTGATGCCGTGACGCTTGCGTGCTGCTTCGTTACGGATATTGCGCATATTGTGCATATTCCAAACAGCATCTTCGTTGCGAGAAATCATTTTGCGTTCTGCAGTTTTTTTATACTTATGCCCTGTAGACAAATCAATTTGAACGCCTTTTTCTTTTGCCTTAGAGTCAACCCAACTACCCATTACTGCTTTAGAGTCAGTTGCATGTCCTTGCAAACGCAAGAAATGAGACGCAAACTGCTGTGCACTTAAACTTGGAGATTTAGTTCCTGTACTTTCAAACGCTGTGTCAACTGGGTGACCACTGAGCTTAGATGGCTCTTTTCCTACTAAAAATACTTTTTCACCAGGTTGAATAACATTTCCGCTGGTCAAGTTAATTGAGGCTCCACCGTAATTGTTTGTGGAATGGATGAAGTCTTCGGCGCCTTTTGGGTTACTAGCTAACAGGCGTGTTTCTTCTTTTGTGTAGCTTGGGCGTGAGCTTTCCTTCAATTGCGCCGCTACGCTACGTCCGTCACTGTTAGGAATCATGTTACTATTTTCCTTCTTAGAGCGCTAAATGTCTGTACAAAGGAGACCAAATGTCAGTAGACGTTGTTGCCGTAGATTTTAATCCGACTATTTGGGCTGTCTTTTGTGAACTATGTGCCTCGTATATCGGTGAACCAACTCAAGAAGATGAGTTAGTTGACCGAATGTACGAAGAACATTGCGCCCTCCATGGGCTTGTTCCTGAGAACTAACCCTTTAAGAAACTTGCTCCAGCGTCTGACTTTGGAAGCGGTGTTCCAGCAGGTGCAGCATCAAAGTTCAACGTGCTACCAGAGGTCTGACGAGACAACGATGCCCCTCTCTTTGGACGCCAAGCAGTTTGTTGACCAACACTTGTGTTAGTTGACGTGCTTAGTGACAAAGGGGGTTCAGTCTCATTATGGTATTGCGTTGGTTTACCCGTATTTACTGTAGAACCAAACTCTTCAGAAGAAATAATATCTGACATATTAGTATGATGCGCTGTTTCCGTCGTTAAAGTTTGGTGCTTGACGACCAGCTACTGAACGAACAACTCTGCCACTTGACATTGTTGCTGATGCTGCTGGGTCGTTTCCTGCAGGGAACTTTACTGAGATACGATGACGAGCACCCATACGCTCTGACTGTGCTGCATTACCTGCAGAAACATTTGAGCGATTTGCTTTTCCACCCGCTGTTGGATCTCCAGCTTGTGTGTTCTTCTTTGAAATCTTTGTGCCAACAGTTGGAGTTCCGCTTACATTGTTAAACTTTGCAGCATCCATACCCATATAACGGCGTGGTGAACTTGCGTGTTCTGCAGAAGCTAAGATTTCTTCTGTTGTTGGAATATTTTTGCTCATACTTTTACCTGCTGACTCTAGATGTGATGAAGGGGCGCCTATGCGACGTCGCATTGCGTGACCCATGTCTGAGAAATTTGCCATGATTACTCCTTGCTTTGGGATAAGGATACGACGGTTTTAGCTTGCTGTAATGTGAAAGACGATTGCAGAAATTTCGCCGTCTCGTGACTCAATGGTTGTAAACCCTGGCTTATCGGTTAGATCCATACCACGAGGGGCTACATACCCACGAGCAATGGCAATGGCTTTAACTGCTTGGTTTACTGCTCCTGCACCAACAGCACGGAGTTTTACTTCACGCTTGTCGTAAATTGCATGGGCAATGGCTGAGGCTACGCTTTGCGGGTTGGAGCTTGCGCTTACTCGCAAAAACGGCTCTTCTTTTGGTAGTTCTGGTGTGTTACTCAATTGTTAGTCCTTTGGTTCGGTTTAGTGTGCCACTCCCGAACTAAAGGATAGGTCTAAAACCGTGCTTGGTCTCGGTATTTAGGGTCTGACATTTGCTCAGCTACTGCCTTTTCAACTTCGTTAATTGAAAATTTTCCTACAAGGCGTGCCAAAGCGTAGGAATCTGCAGCATTATCGTCATTAAACTCTACGCCCCATCGTTTGTATATCTGCAACAACATCTCTTGTTTCTTAGCATTTCCTTTGCCAGATGCGTACTTTTTAAGCGTCATTGGTGGGACTTTTAAGGGGAATCTACGTGGGTCATCTTCACCGTACCAATCGTAGATAGCTAATCGTACGGTTGCTGAAAGTTCTCCAAGAACTAACGCTGCTTGTGATTGTAGAACTGTTCCTTCCATTGCTACATCTACAACCTCTAAATCATGTTCTTCTAAGTACATTAAATGGTCTGTTAACCATTGACGAATGTCTACAAGGCGTTCAATTCCAAAGTACGGAGATTTATATACCCAAGTGATGTGTTTCTTTGGGTCGTCTAAGGATAATGCAGTTAACGCAAATCCTGTAAGAGACTGGTCAATACCAATCGTTACATTACCTGCAGTGTTTAATCCGCCGTCTATTACTTTAGTTGTCATGAGCTCAGGAGTCCATTCTTGTGTGGACTAGCAACTCTAGTTCCTCAAGTGTTCCTCCGTTGCTTAAAATCTTATCTACTTTATATCCATCTAAATCTGACTCAGAAATGTGAGCATTAACTGCTGCAACTCCTGGGCGTTTAACCCGCCAAAGTTGACCACCACGTTGTTTAATGCATTCAGCTTCATTTACAAACCTTACATCAGAAATAACGATTTTATCTTTAGAGTTAAGGTCTTTTAGTGCCTGATGAATCCAAAACTCATCTCCAAATGTTTTACGAGCACCTACACCTAAACTTTGAAGCAAGTGCCTTATTTCAGGAAACAATATTTTTGCTTGGTCCCAACCATACGCGCTAACAACGCCTTCAACTCTAAACCCATCTCTAATAAAAGGGTTTGTTTCAATTAACAACTCTCTAATCTTGTCAGCAAATGCAACACGAGTGTACCCATAGTTTTGAACAAGACTCTTTGCAACACTGTCTTTACCTGCTTGTGCGTAACCTGTTAGGCCGATAATCATGCGGAGAACTTATCCTTTCGTGTTGCACGGAAATCATTTGTACGACGAGTAATCTCACGAGAAACCAACGCCACATCTCGTTCAAAGTTGTTGGCTACAACCTCTACCATCTTGCGGTATGCGTAAGCGTGAGTAAGTTGGTCTTCTAAATCCATAATCTTTGGGTCAGCAGCAACTTGAGCTTTGATAAGGGTTACTCTCTCACCTTTAACCTTTGAATTGTCTTTAGCTAAAAACAATTGAGCCTCTAAAGAGTCTTTCTTTTTATTTAGAACATGCTCATCTACTTGACATGCAGCTAGTTGACCCGCAACAAAATTAGACCAGGCAGTTAACTGAGTAAAGAGTGCGCTAAGTTCGTCGCTATCTAAGACGGAAATGTCTCGTGGCATTTTTGGTTGCTCTGATTGGTCAGGCCACATATTAATGTTTTGTTCTGTCATACGCTTTACTGCTAAATCTGACATTGGACCTAAATTAAGCACCCCACTCCTCCAAAT